TATCTCCCGGTAATGCTTCGTCGACGTATACGGGGATGAGTTCCCCGGCGTCGAATGTTGTTTTAAGTCCATGTGATCTATCGAATGTAGATCGTTGTATGTCTGCGTGTGGTACTTCTGTGAATTGGTGCGATGAGGCGGAGCCTATACGCGTATTTCCTTTGTGTGGATTGTTCATATAAACTCCGTTTATTGTTAAGATTTAGTAGATTGTACTATATGTTCATGTGCGCCGGCAAGTTTTTTTGGGTCGTGCGTTTTAAATACGCCGGTCGTTGTTTCAAATGAGCCTAATGCCCAAAGGGAATAATCCTCCGGATTTTTTGCTATTTGTGTGTCGTCGTTTGCCATATTGGCAAATTGGCGTAATGCCATTGCGTCGTTTTCCATTGAGTATGGGTGGTGGTATGCTTCGTGTACATTGTCGAAGATTGTGTATTGACATAGTTTCATAGTTTTCCTCTTTTGTATAAGCTCATTCGAGCTTGGTGATTGCGCTTTGCTTGTGCTAGCGCTTCTGGTGTACGTAAGTGTGCAGTTATTTGCATAGCTTTGGTACGGTTTTCTTTTATTTGCTCCATTTGGAGCGGGTTTTGTTCCTGGAACAAATTGTCATAGTATTTTGGGGGGCGCATTTCTTTGCCGTTTATGTGTATATTGTCGGATGGGTATACATCCTTTTTGTGTTTGGCGAACCAGAGCCCGGCTATGCCCGGGCGCCGGCTCATGGTCGCGTATTCTTGTGGTAGTACCCAGGTTTCACCTGTGGTTTTGTCTATTCTGCGATAGTGATCTTCTTTTTGTTTACCATTTATTTTTTTTTGGACGTAACCAGCTACATAGCTGGCTGATTGAAAGGTTACGTCTCCTATAGAGACGTGTCCTTTGCCCCAGAGCTTTTTAAGTGTATCTGAGGTTGATAAATTTTTTTGTCCAGGTATAGATTTTCTATCGTTAAAGTTTGTGTTAAATAGTATTGCGTGATAGTGGGGTCGGCCGAATTTTTCGCCGTATTCCCCACAGTGAAAGAACCTTATAGGATTCTTTATATTTGCTTTTTTGTGTTTTCTGAGACGTTTCATGAAATCTTGAAAGTCTTTTTTAACCAGTTGATTGTGTTCAGGGAGATTTTGATCGTTGTATGTGAGAGTTATGAATATATTATTGAGCCATAGTGATGCCTCATGTATGTTTCGCATCGCCCATTGGCGTGCGTATTCTTGTCTGCAACCAGTGCACTGTTTGCATGATACTGTTAGTTTTATTCCGTTGGACTCTCGGTGAGTCCACGTGATTCCGCCACCTATTTTATGGTAGGCGGTTATTGGATGAAAGCATGGCATAGTATGTTTCCTCGTTTGTTATAGGCGTATTCCGCCTCTTAATGGTTTAGTTCCGCGCATAGAGTTTTTGCGGTTAGTTTTTGCAGCTGTTCTTGAGAATAGCTTTTTAGATTTTGAATAATTCATTTTTTTTGGTCTTCTCATTGTTATTACTCCTTTTGTTTTTCTGGTTATTTTACGACTGAGGTGTCAGTCGTTACAGTTGTATCAAGTAGCAACTGTTTCTGCCGCGCCCGAATCGGGCTTGCCGGACGGAATAATTTCCTCGGAAATTTTTCCATCTTGTTCTTGTAGAGCTGGGTCTAAAGACCTTTTTGGGGCGTTAGCTAAGCCCATTTCTACTAATGCATCCAAATTTTTTGGGTCTTCTGCGAATTGTAAGAACTTAAATGGTTTGTTTTCGAATTGTGCCTTGACAGGGTCTGGCAATTCTTCGAAAAGTGTTTTAGCATTTGCAAGTTGGTTTTGTACTTCTTGAAAGTCGTGTTCGGAGACGTCTCCGTATTGTGGATCTTTATTAGTAGAGGTTGGTAGTATTCCTGTTTCCATGAATTGTGCGAGTATTTTATTTATATCGCATGTTTCTGCATGATGTTGTTCGGTAAGACCGTCATCGTTATGCAGTTCTGAGTAGTTTTCGTTGCCTGTGTTATAGGCCGTGCGAAATTTTTGTTTTTTAGTCGTCATAGTTATCTCCTGGAGTGTGGTTTTTGATATATCTGTTTACGTGTTCTTGGTGTAAATGCTTTTCCAGAACGTAGGCCTGTATTAACAGTGCCTGCTATTACGTTTGGTGCTTGTGGATTTTTAATTGGATTTGTATCCATTATGTTTTGTATCCCATCGATGATACCATCGAACATTGGGAATTTTTGGTTGCGGTTGTACCAACCATCCCAAAGGTCGTTTACGCCTTGCCACATGTCGCCGGGAATTTGAGATTTCTCGGCGTTGGGTCTAAGTATTTGATTTTCGTAATGTATTTTTTGAAGTTGTGCAGCGTTAAGTGCAGAGTTCATAGCAGCTTGAGCTTTATTTCCGACTGGAGCTTGTTGTCCAGCGGGTGAGCTGGCCTCTTTTGAGCCAGCTAGTATTGGATTTATTCCAGCCTTTTTTAAATCTGCCATTCGGCGTTGAACAGCCGTATTGGACATGTCCCGTTGGAAGTCCATTTGTTTTTGTGCTTGTTGGGCGGATGCGACATTTGTGTCTTTTTGGCCTTTATAGCCAAACATTCCGCCTATAGCACTGGCGCCAGCTCCTATAAGTTGGCCGCCATATTTTCTAAGCCAGCCCATTAGAAATGGGTTCCGCCTGGAATTGAATTAACCGGCATGGGTCTCGTGCACCGTAATTTGAACAGTGAGTCAAATATAAATTGTGGTTCTGTTGCGACTGCTAGAGTTCGTTGTACGTTGGCTTTGCCTTGTTGTATCCATGATTGTCCTAGAACAGGCAGAGCGCTGTATTCTTGGGCATAATGCCAAGATTCTAGAGATGTTGTTGCGTTTGAGCGGAAGCGTCCGGTTACGGAGCTTGGTTTGTAGCGATACTCTGCGTATCTTTCTTGGTAGCCGAATACTCCTTCGTCGTTGGCTGAGCCATCGGCGTATATTTCTTTATTGAGTACGGCTTGTTCGCCTATTGTTGAAAGTGTTGGCCAGTAGTAATCATAGATTGTGTCTCGGCTGAACATTCTGTTCAGTCCTTGTTGGTAAGTTAGATCTGTGCGGACTGAAACTAATCCCATAAGGATTGAGTGTTCAGTAAATGATTTTGTGAATGAATGTCCGCTTAATACAGTGGTACCTATAGCTGATAGGTTACCCTGTGGTGTTGTTGTATCAGTGGATGATGTTTGTGCTACTGGTGAAATGTTTACTGGGGAGCTTCCGCCGCCACAGTATTCTGGGCGTTGAAGTCTTGCGTCTGGTGATGTTACGTTAAAGTGTCCTTTTATTACTTCAATATATCTTGAGCCAGATCGCGCTTGTTTTTCTAAGAATTTTTGTGTTGCGAATGCTAATCTTAGTTGGTTAATTGTAGCGGCTGTTGCATTTGTAAGGTCAGCGTATAGCGGTGCGTTAGGAGATGCAAGAGAGTTATCTGCATAAACGCCGCCAGCGGGGTCGTCTCTCATTGCATTCGCACCAGCATTTGTAGTTGAATATACTGTTAAATATCTGGTAGTAGCACCATCAAATGCTACAGGTGCTGATGTACCTAAAGGTAATGTTACGTCTGCGCCTTTTTGTGGCCATGGTAATGCTGATGTAAAGTAGTCATGGCGTTTACCGCGGTTTAGTACTAGTTGATTTGTTGTGGTGTCGTTGCCACTTGCAGTTGAGACAACTGCGAATTTTTGTAAGTTTTCATCTCGGAACCAGTCGTTCCAGATGAGGTTGTATGCACGGTGCCATAGTGCGGAGAATTGTACTCCGGCTTTTTTTGTTGGTATTCCGAAGTAATCGGAAAGTGTGCCTTCCAGTTCGCCTCCTCCTGGTGAAGTTATTGTTGGCGGTACTGGTATTGGTGCTGTGAAATCGGGTGTTTCATCTAGTCTGGCTGTGCCAGAGGCTGTGTATGTTTTTGTTTCTCCCATGAATTCTTCAAAGTCGTCCCATACAAGTCTGATGGGTACGCTGAAGAAATGGGAGTCCATGAATGCGTTATCCATGGTTGGGTGTATTGGTGTTGCTAATCGGGAGAATGCTGTCATATTGCAGCTAAATGTATCTCCCGGTAATGCTTCGTCGACGTATACGGGGATGAGTTCCCCGGCGTCGAATGTTGTTTTAAGTCCATGTGATCTATCGAATGTAGATCGTTGTATGTCTGCGTGTGGTACTTCTGTGAATTG